TAATGGTAAATCAAACACTAATGATAATTAATATATGTATTATATAATACATCACCAGGTTGTCCAGAAAGTAAAATCTTAGCAAAGGCTGTTAATAAATTAGATGTATTATTAACCAATTCATAATCATTCAAGTATAATAAATAATAATTATTTGTTCCAGTAAAATTTAATAAATTATTTGAGGTTACTACATTTCCAACGGAATTAAGATTTGTATCAATTACATATTTATCAAAATTAGAAATTTGTGTATTGTATGGTGTAATTGCATTTACACTTCCTACGTTTCTAAATCCTAAAACAGCTCCAACAGTATCACTATAATTAAATAATAAACTAGTTTTCGCTTTTGTTTTTACAGTAACTGCTCCACCACCATCATCTGTAAGAGTAGTTAATAAATCAGTACTCGTAGTAATCTGATTTACTGGACCTATTAAACAAGAATAACTACTATTTTCTTTATTTACTTGATACACAGTTTGAGTTTTATTAATATTTAATCTTGAAATAACACCCAAGTCTGTAGAATTTGCAATAGTAATAATATCGTTTACTTCTACTAAATTATTCGGATGTCTAATAGTTAGTCGAAAATAATTAGTACTTTCAATGACTATAACATCTATTTTTAAAGAATTTGGTAAATTATCTGTCTTAAATCCAGTAAAAATTATTTCTTGAGTATAGGTATTTAAATTAATTGCAAATTCATTATAAACTGGATTTTGAATGGTTGAAGTTATTCTAGGAATGGCATTCATTGCAAATGTTAGTTGACTAATTAAACTTGTTCCATCGTAATTTCCTTCATTAATTTCAGCCGAATAAATGGTATTACCATCATCTAAATTTTTCCAATATATCTTATTATTTTTATTAATTCCTGAATTTTTAATTAAATAATCTACAAATGTAAATTCAGAACTTATTAATTCCAATCTAACAACATTATTATAATTTTTTTTTAATCGTATGGTATAGTTATTAGCATCTGGAAATCCTTCAATTGTATTAGTAATTTTCATCATTTGAACCTTTCCTCCTCCTCCTGTTCCATTTGTAATTGCCGTATAATTTGTTTTAAAGATAAACGTATTACTATCAATTACTTGCAGTACTTGTTGAGAACTTTGGAGTTTTAAATAATTTATGGGATAATCTGCATTAATTCCATTGATAGGAATACCATATAAATCTAGAAAAGTAATTTGATAAAAATCTGTTATCTCATAGGTTTGATTTTGACTAGAAAAATAATTAAATGGTAGAGCTACTAATAAAAAATCTTTATCAAGGTCATTTACAGAAGAAACACCCAAATAATCTAAAATAGATTGATTAATTTCATTTGTTTTATTAATTACTGAAGGCAAATTTATTTCAAATGTACCAATAATAGAATTTATTGGAATATTACCATAAAAAAATACATTTTCTAAGCTAGACGAATTAAAAACAGAAATTTGTATTTTTAATTTATTTGTTAAATTTAAATAAGATAGATTGACATAATTTTGAATTTTAATAAATAAATAAGAATTATTTTGGAATAAATACATATTACCGCTTACAACATAACTAATTGGTGAAACATTTTGAACTATTATTACATTTCCTTCTTTAAAACCATGATTAGGATAATTTACCTGAATTATCGAAGAATTAGCTGTAAAAGTTAAAGGATTAGATGGTAAATATATAACGTTAGCAGTATAAATATTTTTTGGGTCTTTTTCTCTATAGGCACTGTCAACATTAATTAAAGAAATTTTATAATCTTCTTTATTATAAAATTTTTCATATTCTTCTAAATTTTTATCTTTAAACAATTTTATTAACTTTTCTTTATTTTCTTCCCCAACATTAATTTCCATTATTACTAATAATTATTTTATTTTTTTATAACATATTTTTCTGGAGAAATGCTTTGCTTTTCAAGTGCTTGCTTTTTAAATTGGGGACCGGAATAAAAATGATAATAAACAAAAACTAATATTAAAATAGCTAAAAATATAGATAAAATAATCCAAAAATAATTAAAATAAATAGGTAAATCTTCTTCACCTTTTTTAACTTTTACCAAAAATTCTTTAAATAAACAATTATATGTTTTATCAACAAATTCATTTCTGGTTAAAAAATTATCTTTAAAACATAAATCATTTATAACAAAACTATTTATATCTTTTCCATAAATACCTTCTATAATTTTTATAATTTTATCTGAATTAACTATTATAGATTTTTTAAATTTATCTACATCTAATTCTATATTTTCTTTTGCACCAGATACTTCGTGAGTACCATCATCATCTAAATGTATACTTGTAATTAAATCTCTTGATATAATACAATTTTGTAGTTCTTGAAGTAAAAGTTTTTTTATTGATTTCTCAATAAGAGCCATTTGTGAATCATCCATTATATTGTTATATAATTTATTTTTTACAAAAACTTAATTTTTTTCTTTCATAAAAAAAAATTAAAAAAATTGATATTTTAACTTAAAGAAATATTTAATTATATCATTCAATGTCTAAAAAAACTAATGCCTCAAGTAAAATTACCAGCGATGCCTCTAAATACGATAAGAAAACACCTAGAGAACACGTCTTATTAAGACCTGATACTTATATCGGAGATATAGAACCAACATCTGAGGAAATGTGGATTTATAAAAATGATAAAATTATTAAAGAAAAAATAACTTATACACCCGGTTTTCTTAAAATTTTTGATGAATTAATTGTAAATGCGAGAGATGCAAGTGTTAATGACCCAACTTGTGATACAATTAAAGTAGAATATAATAAAGAAGAAGGTTATATAAGTGTATTTAATAATGGTGATAAAGGCATTCCAGTAGAAGAACATCCAGAACATAAAGTTATGGTTCCTACTATGATTTTCGGTGAATTATTAACCAGCTCTAATTATAACGACGAAGAAAAAAGAACAACAGGAGGTCGTAATGGTTACGGAGCAAAATTAAATAATCTTTTTTCTACTAAATTTACTATCGATATAATTGACGCAAAAAGAAAGAAAAAGTTTGTTCAAACTTGGCATAATAATATGGAAACAGCAGATAAACCCCATATTACAGAAAACAAAACAAGTAAATCCAGTGTGAAAGTTACTTTTTATCCAGATTTTGCTAGATTTAAGATTGATAATTTAGATAATGACCACTATAATTTATTCTATAGAAGAACAATTGACTTGGCTGGTGTCACAGATGGTAAATTAAAAGTATTCTTTAACGATGCTAAAATTAGTTCTAATACTTTTAGAAGTTATGTAGAATTATATTATCCCACTGAAGAAATTTATTATGATTTGGATACCAGATGGTCAGTTGCCTGTTTATATAAACCAGACAGTGGCGGTGAAATAATTTCTTTTGTAAATGGTATTTCGACTTATAAAGGAGGAACACATTGTAATCACGTAATTGATAACATTTTAAAAGTCGTTATTAATGACCACATTAAAAAGAAAGATAAAGATATCAAAGTAACGCCTACTTTATTAAAAGAAAATCTTATCTTCTTTATTAATTCTACCATTGAAAATCCTGCCTTTTCATCTCAAACAAAAGATACTTTAACAACAAAGATAGATAAGTTTGGTTCTAAATACGAACCAACTCAAGCATTCTTAAAGAAAATTGCCAAATGTGGTATCGTTGAACAAATCATTCAATTGATTAAATTCAAAGAAAATAATAATCTAAAAAAGACCGATGGTAAGAAACTTATTAAAATCAGCGGTATTCCTAAATTAGAAGACGCTAATAAAGCTGGTGGTAAAGAATCATCTAAATGCTGTTTGATTTTAACAGAAGGAGATTCAGCTAAAGCCTTTGCAATGGCTGGTTTGGGTATGGTAGGAAGAGATTTCTATGGTGTTTTCCCATTAAAAGGTAAACTACTCAATGTTCGCGAAGCAACTGCTAAACAATTAACAGATAATGAAGAAATTAATAGCTTAAAACAAATTATTGGATTAAAACACGGAGTAGATTATAATCAAGAAGCCAATTTTAACCAGTTAAGATATGGTAAAATTTTAATATTAACTGACCAAGATACAGATGGTTCTCATATTAAAGGTCTATTAATGAATTTCATTCACTGTATCTGGCCTTCTCTATTAAAAAGAACTGGTTTTATTACCTCTTTATCAACACCAATTGTTAAAGCAACAAAAGGAAAAGATGTGATTACCTTTTATAATTTATCTGAGTATGAAATATGGAAGGAAACACCAGAAAGTAATAATTACAAAACTAAATATTACAAGGGTCTAGGTACATCTACCTCGGAGGAAGCAAAAGAATATTTTGTAGACTTGGATGATAAATTGATTAATTACTTTTGGCAAAGTGCCATGAAAAGTAAAAAGAAAGTAATTGAAATTAAAGAGGATGAAGTAGAGGAAAAAGAAATAGATAATGATCATGAAAAAGAAATAGATAATGATCATGAAAAAGAAATAGATAATGATCCAGATAATAAGAATAAAACACGTGATGAAGATAATGATGCAATAACTCTCGCTTTTGATAAAACACGTTCTGATGACAGAAAAGCTTGGTTAATGGATTATGACAAAAATCAAATTATTAAATATGAAAACAAGAAAGTTTCTTATCGCGATTTTGTCCATTTAGATTTAAAACATTTCTCTAATGATGATAATAGCCGTTCCATTCCATCTTTAATAGATGGTTTTAAGCCTTCCCAAAGAAAGATTTTATATGGTGCTATTTTAAGAGGACTAGATAAAGATGAAGTTAAAGTAGCTCAATTAGCTGGGTTGCTTTCTGACAAAGCGGCTTACCATCACGGTGAAGCTTCTTTGATGGGAGCTATTATTGGTATGGCGCAAGATTATGTTGGTGCAAACAATATTAATGTATTGAAACCAAACGGTCAATTTGGGACAAGATTAAAGGGTGGTAAGGACGCTGCTTCTCCCCGTTATATTTGGACAATGTTTGAACAATTAACTTCCAAAATATTTATGTCCATTGACACACCGATATTAAATAAACAAGATGATGATGGTTTGCCTATTGAACCGGAAACCTATGCCCCAATTATTCCGATGATTTTAGTAAATGGAACCAAAGGTATTGGTACTGGTTTTTCAACAACCATCCCCCCTTTCAATCCGAAAGATATTATTAAAAACATTAAAAATAAATTAAATAAAAAAGCATATGAAAAAATGCATCCTTGGTATCAAGGATTTCAAGGCGAAGTTAAAATTAAAGAAGATAATAATTATGAAGTTTATGGTAAATGGAATACGAAAGGGAATAAATTAATTATTACTGAATTACCAATTGGTGAATGGACTTCTGATTATAAAGAACACTTGGAAAAGTTATTAGATGATACTCCTGATAAGAATAAGAAGGAAAAGAAAAAGAATCCATTACTAAGCTACAATGATAACAATACTGACAAAAAGGTTCATTTTGAATTAAATTTTGAAGACGGTTACTTAGATGATGCATCTGATTTAGAAACCGCTTATCATTTGATTAAAAAGATTAGCATTGGAAATATGCATCTTTACAATAGAAAAGGAGCCATTCAAAAATATGAAACGATAGAAGCTATTTTAGATGAGTTTTTTATTGTAAGATTAGAATTATATCAAAAGAGAAAAGATTATTTGCTAGAAGAGTTGGAAAAACAACTAAAGTTAATCAGTTGGAAGGTTAAATTCATTTTAATGATTGTAGAGAAAAAATTAGAAATCAATAATAAAAAGAAATCTGAAATCGAAACACAGTTAGAAAAGAATAAATTTCCTAAAATAGACGGAACTTATAATTACCTATTATCAATGCCTATATACAATCTTACACAAGAGAAAATAGACGAATTGAAGAAACAAGAAAAAGACAAACAAGAAGAACATGAATTATTAACTAAAAAGACACCTGAACAATTATGGGCTTCTGACTTGGAAGAATTAGAAATAGCTTATGATAAATGGTATGAAAATAAGCAAAATAAACAATTATCAGAAGCGCCAAAAAAGAAGAAAAAAATTAATTAAAAATAATAATCTTAATCTCATATAAAGATTATTTATTTTATTAGTTAATGTCAAAATCTAATAGTAAACCCTCGGTATCACTAGTAACAATATCGCAATTAAAAAGATTTAGTTGTTTACAAATTCTAGAAGATTTAATTAAAGAACAAACATATGATAATATAATTGAATGGGTGATTATGGAAGGAAGTAAAACGGCTGAAGATGCAAAAATTAATGCAGAAAATATTAAATCGTTAATAGAAAAAAGTACATTAAAATGTAAAATTATATATTGTGAATATGTTAGTGGGATTAAATTAGGTGAATTAAGAAATATTGCTAATAACAAATGCTCGGGAGAGATAACAGTTTGTATGGATGATGATGATTATTATCCCCCATCAAGAGTATCTCACGCTGTAGAAAAACTGTCTTCATCAAAAGCTAAAATAGCAGGTTGCAGTGCAGTATTAATTTATGATTATTTCCTAGAGAAATTATACAAGTTTAAACAGTTTGGACCTAATCATTCAACAAATAATTGTATGGCTTGGAAAAAGAGCTACTTGACAACCAATAAACACGACGGTGATAAAGAAATGGCAGAAGAAGCGAGCTTTACTAAAACATTTTCTGAACCTATGGTACAATTGGAAGCAGAAAAAACAATAGTCGTATCAAGCCACACTTCTAATACTTTTAATAAAAGAGAATTATTAGTAAAAGGAACCAATGGTCTTAATCCAACATTAAATGAAGTAAATTGTAATATTAATGATTATATCAAAGAGCCATATTATTCAAAATATAAAGGTCTTTTTGTTAAAGAAAAAGATAGTATTTATGATATTGTTTACTTGGCAGGTTGTTTTTCAATTAAATGGGATCCTAGTGATATGTCTTTAGGGGGTTCTGAACAGGCAATTGTTAATTTAGTTACAAATTGGGCAAAAAAGGGTAAAAAAGTAGCAGTTTATGGTGAAGTACCAAATAAAAATTATTTAGGCGTTGATTATTTTGATTGGAAAAAGTTTCCCTTTGAAGAAAAACATAAGTTAGTCATTTTATGGAGAAATTATGGAATATACTGTGGACTTCCTTTTCCATTAAAAGCTAATAAGATTTGGCTTGATTGCCACGATAATTTCCAAAGTGCTTTTAATGATTTATGGAAAAAATATGGAAATAAAATTCACAAAGTATTTTTCAAAAGCATTTATCATAAAAGTGAATTTCAAAAAGTTACAAAAGAAATATTATCAGATGATAGATATTATATTATTCCAAATGGAGTAAGAGTAGAAAATTTTATAGTTAATAAAGATAATGTGCCAAAAAATCCTTATAGATTCTGCTATTGCAGTTGCTATACAAGAGGATTAGTAGAAATAATAAGATATATATGGCCAATTATTTATGGAAATGAACCTAGAGCAGAATTACATGTATATTACGGAATGGACGGTATTAGAGATGAAAACCATAGAAACATTTTGAAAGAAGTGTTATCAATGCCCGGTGTTATGGACCACGGACGTCAACCAATGGAAATAATTGCAAGAGAAAAACATATGTCAAGTTATCAACTATATGTAACTAATACAACTGCTGAAATTGATTGTATTTCTATAAGAGAAAGTTTAGCAACTGGATGTATTCCTTTAATTTCTAATTTTGGTGTTTTCAGTGAAAGAGAGGGTATCAAATTTGAATTAAACGAAAAAGACCCCAAATCATTTCAAATGGTGGGAATAAAAATTCTTCATATATTAAGAAGTCCTGAAAAGATTATGGACTATAGACAACAAATTAAAAAGTCTCAGTTATTGGTGACTTGGAGGGAGATTGGGGAGATGTGGATGGATGAGATGTCCCCCTAGAT